TGCTTGTAAATTCAACGCTTGATCCACCAGCATCAGTTTGCAGGAGTTGACGCGCAGTACCGTTTGCTAACTTGCTGACTGCAATCTCTGCATTATCGTTGATATCAGCATTAACGATCGTGCCGTTATCAATCATCGTGCTGGTAACACTGCTAGTATCACCAGTGGTTACAACCGTTCCAGTAACATCTGGCAGTGTGATGGTGCGGTCAGCCGTTGGATCGGTAACCGTTAAAGTTGTCTCATACTCATCAGCCGACGAACCTTCAAACACCACATTGGTGCTTGTTCCAAAGTTTAAGTTACCAGTCATTGTGCCGCCAGCTTTTGGCAGCTTTTCAGTGTCAAGCTCTTGAATGCCAGCTTGTACATCAGTGGCAATAATGTTACCAGCAGCAATTAGCGAGATATTGCTGGCTGTTTGACCTGCAATTGCATTTGAAACATCAATCAGTGAATACTCAGTTCCTACACCTTGTGACAGCAACATGTCAGGTGGAGCTAAGGCAACTGCAGGTGCCGCACCAGAGCCCGTACCACTTGTGTCAACAACAACGTAATGGTTCAGATTTGTCACTGCAGGTGCAGGCAATGCGGCTCCTGCAGAAAATCCAGCGGCTGAACCAGCAGATGTCACACTGCTCATTTGATTAGTGCTGGCGTTGTACGCACCAGCATTCACCAAATTACCGGACAATACTGTTACCGGCACAAAAGCTGAACCAGTAAAGATATAAAGGTCTTGTGTTGTTTCGTCGTAGAAGAACTGACCCTTAAAATCTCCACTGGGGAATATAGTAACGTTATTACTCCCAAGGGCGCCGCCAAACTTGGTGGTTGATTGGTCAGCTAATTTTGCAGCGGTAATTGCGCCAGACGCAATACGACTGGAATTAATTGTTCCAGACGTTAATTTTGTCGCTGAATGGTCAGGAATGTCGGCTGCAGTTAAAACATCTCCTGCGGAAACAACCCCTTTAGAGGTGACTGTAACCTTAGTGTATGTTCCGGCAGTAACTGTGTTGTCTATTGATAAATTACCGTTTGCATCAACAGCAAGACCTTCGTTGGTGGGAACACTTACAGCGCCTTTTGCTAAATTTGTTGCTACAGGAAGGTCAGATGAGGTAATTGCTGCACCACCTGTAATCAAACCATTAGCATCGTAAGTAACAAGATGCTTAATGCTACTTGCGGTAACACTATTGTCAATTTGAATCGTGTCGGTACTTACAGTAAGTCCGCCACCATTAACAATAACGCCACCCTTTGAGGTAGTTGTAGCTGTAGGCAAATCACCACCATCAATCGTGCGGTAACCAACCGTTCCACCGGCCCCAACAGGTCCAGCAAGAAACTGTGCTGCAGAAGCAGTGTTATCGATTGAAGCTGTAATCGTTGCCGTTCCACTGCTTACAACCGTGCTTATATTGATGATGCCTAAAGTTGTGTCAGTAAAACTATTAACAGAACCTGGCGCTTTAGTGTTCAACCATGCGCTGCCGCTGTATACATACAAAGAATTATCATCGGTGTCTAAAGCTAACTGGCCTGTGTAATCACCAGAGGTAGGCAGGTCTGAGACAAGATTAACAATCGTGTTGTCAGCAATTTTGGTTGCCGTTACTTGGTCCGCACCAATTTTTGCTGACGTAACAGCAGAGTCAGCCAATGCTGCTGTGGTAATGTCCCCCGCACCAAATAAAATTTTGGCCCCAGGAATTGCGTCATCACTGATTAACGTGACACCGTTTGCAATCAGGTTTGAAACCGTAATTCTCTTGGTTTCGCTCGCTGAGTCGTCAACAATGGCAAGCTCATCAGCAGCAACCAAGTCGCTGCCAGACAAAGATGAAAGTTCACTGATTTTAAGATCGGCCATTGGTGACTAGCCTCCAGGGCTTAAGTGTCTGAGCTTTCAAGCAACAGCTTAGCTGTGCTGTCCTGATCCAAGAGTATGTCGTCGCTGTCCTCCTGTAAAACCTTGTTAGGTCTTTCAAGCTGTACGTTCAGCCTGATTTCACCGGTCGTAACAAAATCGGCAGTGAACTGCACTGTTGACGACGGATTGAACTGCAACGCGCATGACGTAAGCACGCCTTCAAACTCGTACCAGATTTCATCGTTTGCATTTGCCGCAATACCGCTTGGATTATAATTGCTTGATTTTAAATAAAATCTTGCACTAAATTGACTGCCAACTTTAGTGCGAAGAATTAATTGCAGCAAATACTGAGGAGTATCTTGAACTGTTTCACCGGTATACTCCCAAAAACAACTCATGTTGCCCGAACCAGACATTACAGAGCTAACTTGACTACGAAACTCGTCAGACAGAACTGTTGTATCGATTACTTCTTTTTGAGTATTTAATTCAAAGCCATTAACCTGAGCAAGCACGCGAAAATCTGCGTTTTGCACAACTACTTTGATTGGAACGTTTGCTCCAGGAGTTGCTAAAGTTTCAGCATTTGCTATTCCCCCGTTAACAGCATTGGCAAAAGTTGTGTAAAACCTAATTCCCCCAAGCGCGTCAACATTAATAAATCGTTTGATACTTGTCTTGCTGTAACTATTAATAAAAGAGAGTGCAGCACCGTTGGTGCTAGTAATTTCAACTTGATCTCCCGTAATCAGCTGGCCCCGTTTAAAGTCAAAACTTAAACGCTTACGTATAGGATTAACATCACTTGGATTAATAACCGAGCGAAGATCGGCTTCGCCAAATTCTCGACGCAACTCAACTTTGCCATGTGTTCCAAGGTAAATGCTCATGGCTAAATAGTTACGGTAGTTAGGGCTCCGGTTCCTTGAAAGCTAATTTCTGCGCGAACAATGTCGCCAGTTGCTGCACCGATACTTGCACTGGTAATATACGCAGTTAATGTAATGTCGTTATTAGTTGTTTCATCGACCCAGCGAAACGTTAATTGAACAGTGTCAGAACTGCCGACGCCGTCCGAACCAGTCTTATAGAGCTTATTAAGCAAATTAGTTGTATTAGTATTTCCAGCCGCATCCTTGTAATACAACAGAGTTGCACTGCCGCTGTACCCTGAAACGCCAGGAACATAGGTTCTGAGGTTTTCGTTTAATGTTGTCGTTTCCAGTGTTTCTAAGTTTGACTGCACCAAAAAACTGACGACCTTTGCAAGGGTCGAGTTACCCACTCGCATGACGCCATCTCTGCCGCTGTAGACCTTCGCCATCAGAGCACGCCAATTAGATTCACTGTAACAGTGCTTATCCCAGGGCGCACCTGCGTTAGCTGAGGCGGACCCTCGTATCGATAACTATTTCCGTGCGTTTCCGCTCCAAGCGCATCCTTGTTCCCTTCCCAGCCACCGCGAGTTGGGCTTACCCCGTTAACGCTGCCAACATCAAAGGTTTTAAAAGTACCTTGAACCGTATCGTAATGATTTAAAAACAACTCAGCATCAATGTCTGCAATGTTTGTATAGGTAAGAGACAGCTTCATGTTGGTACGCTTGCTGCCATACAAAATCCTGTGTTCAGCGCCGTTTTCAGCCCTGTAAGTTTTTACCGGATAGTTGCCTGACTCAAAAGTGCGAGCACTCGGCACCAAATAATCCCTCGCGTTGAACGGTGCTGTTCTTCCTGCTTTGGTTATTGGGAAAGTCATGACTCAATAGTAAACCCGGTAGCGTCAGCTTCGAAGCCATCAACGGCTTTAGCTATTTTGCTGACACCATTATCGTCACAAGCATGCTCTGACGCAACAATGTCTACAAGACCGTCTTGTGAAAAAGTTAACTGCTCAACAACGTAAATATTCTCGGACACATTGCTGTCTTGTACCGTAAAAACAACATCGTGAAAAGCAGAATTTGCAACTTTATTATTACTTACCTGCATAAATCCTTCGCTAACATCATTGCTTCCTGTTTTGAAAAAGACAACATTGTAAGTGCCATCAGGCAAGTCCCTAACGCTGGTCACTACTCCTGAGCTATTTACAGTTCCGGTGTTTGCTGAGTTGTATGGACTGGCTTCAGTAAATACTTTAATGTAAGAGCCTGCACCAATGTTAAGCCCTTCTGCGGTTGTTGAAAAGCTAATCGTATGAGTTACATAGGCTCGCAAAGCTAAAAAATATCTAGCAACCTTGTACGCATGTTCTCTTGTAGTGCAAAACTGTGTCAAGTCAAACTGTTCCTCTGGAAGTTTCTGCGTTCCAGGGGTCTTAAAATCATCGCTAGCGTCAGAGCCTGTAACAATAATGACTTGCTCTTCAGGTAATTTATTTTTACGCTCTTGCCTAAAGCGCACAACAGCTTTGAACGATCGACGTTCTTCTGAGCCCAGATAATCTAACTTGTATGAATCTTGTATTATATTACCCGCAGAAAATATCTGTTTAACTCTTACTGGTTCTGTAGAACCGCTTTTTATTTCGCCAGCATCATTTGTTGGCACAGCTGGAGTCAAAGAGTATTTTCCATTCTCAATTACAAAATTGCAAAGAAAGTTTGGAGCAATTTGAGCAATAAAATCACGCAAATTGCTGCGATCTGTAATTGGCCCATTAAAAAATAATTTTTGCTTGAAAAGAAAACGAGAAGTTTTCTCCAAAGCTTTTTTGTCAACCAAATAATCATTTTCTGGATTCATGCCTAACAGGCCGCCAGCGCCTGCTACTTGATCGGTTAACAGAAAATAAACCAGATCTGTGAATAAATTGCTAGGCCCTGCTGCTTTTGAAGAGCCATAAACGATTTGTTTATTACCAGGATGCAAACGCTCTACAACCATGCCATTGGCTAACCAGCAACGTAATTGATCTAATGATGTGTACTCACGGCCTGCCTTTAATGATAAACCAACTAAAGTTAAGTTGGTAAGGTTTGCCTTTTGATCGTTAATTAAAACCTCATTAACGTAAACAATTTCATGTTCAGGACTTCCGCTATTAGACTTGTCAACAAGATCTCTATATGTGCTAATGTCAGATATTTGAGTTTTATCGCCAAAATTAGTTCCTTCTATAAACACCGGAACTGTAAATAGGTCAGGTTCATCAAATATTGGGAATGGCGTAATAAACTTCCCGTTTTTGATAAATTCTTTATTTATAAATAAATGATCACTCCAGCCACCTTTGTGTTTTCTGCCGCTAAAAAATACCAACATATTATGACCAGCTACTGTACATGAAATTTCGTGAGAACCATTTGATCCATTTTCATTTTGATCGATTGAAGTTGATGACGAAAGCTCAACAATAAGTTCATTGCCAGTAAGCCTTCCCATTTCCGCCCCAGATACAGGCACAAATTTATACTCCAGAGCCAACATGCTTTGCGTCGTAAATCTAATTGAGTTGTATTGGTCAGTAGGCTGGTGCCCACGTACTGCAAAAAACAATGGTCCATCACTGTTTGATGTTATTACGCTGAAGTCTTTACTACTACCCACTTCTTTGACTAGTACTCTAAACACAGAAGTACGAGTAACATTAATGTTCATAGTGCCAGTTGTTATCTGAACATTGTCGTCTTCAAGTTCTTTAAGTTGTTCAGTGTCTGGCAAAGTTTGAAAATTGCATAATCCGTTTAAGCGCTGAAATACTTTGCTTTTAATGCCAACCTCAGTCACAACGCATGGACGGTTGTTTTTAAATGATGCAACTGAAACTTGAGAAACAGGAAAAAAAACTTCGTCAATAGACTTGCTTGTGTCGCCAACCCCACTATCTCCAATAAACTGATCAGAAGGCTCAACAACATTACTGTCACTAACTATTCCTATCTGTTTTAAAATTGAAACTGAGCTATCGGTGCATTGAAGCTCAATAATTTGATCTTTTTCGGTGTCTAGATCAAACCTAACTTCCTTTCTGTTAATAACCTTCCAGATAGATCCGCCAATTTCAAAGTGCTCTCCAAGCTGCATTATTGAATCCGCTTGTAGCTGAAACGTTTCTATGGTCGAATTTATGTCATCGACAGATGGCCCTAATTTGCTGTGGCGACCGTTGAAGAAGCTGGTTCCGGAGATATGGCTTTTATGGTAAAAATCCTCATCAATTTTGCTGTTTCTTATTACAAACGTCGCTTTATCTCCTTTTTCTACATTTGAAACAACATCTCTAAGGTTGTTGCCTGAAACTGTTTGACCCTTGGCCTTGATAATTCCCATCCTTGGGCTGTAATTTCTACCTGCACCTTTATGGCTTCCTTCTTTGCGGATTTTATCCAAATCTTTAGTTGTTGCAGAACCAGGCTCAATACCTCTTTCCTGCAAGGTTCCTCCATTGATTTTCACGCCAGAGTCTCCAACTATTTTAATTCGCTGTAAAGTTGCATTTACTCTTGGCTTTTCTTCTGCATCTTTATCGATAGGAATAAGTTGATAGTTGACACGATAACTTGTTCCATTGGCTATTGTGCTATAAACTCCAAAGGATGTATTGTTTGATGGTGTATAAGCATGGCAAAATTTTTCTCCTGGCTCCAAAGCTTCTTGTTGCGCGTTAACGACATTAGAAGTTGGAATATCGAAAACATCAACGTTTGAATCGTTAGGCACGTCAGGATCACCACCATGAGCTTTACCGCGCGTTCCATACTGCTTATCCGCTCCATTAATTCGTAAGTTGACGCTGGAGTCGCCATGCCAATAAAATGCAAAATAATCTTCAAAAATTGCGTCTAAAGCATTATTGCCAAGAAAAATACCATCTAACTCAGGCGAGCTTATGCCAGGTTCAAACACCTCAAAAGAACCTGAATCGTTTTTAAGCTCAGTAATACCTTGCTCACCAACAACAAACATAAGCTTGGCGCGTTGCATGGTTCCATGACTAAACATGCGCGACCAAATCAACTTTGGCGTAACTAGCATTCCACCAATGTCGTCCTTATAAAGACCAAAGATGAGAGGTACTGGAGACGCATAATCTGCTAATTCAGAAAGCGTTTCAAACCCGCGCGAAGGCGTGAAACGACTGGCCCCTGTAAGGCTGCCAAGATCTCTACTACCACCACCTTGAGCGCGTGGCATCTTTGGCTTTGGTGTCAGCAAATAAGAGACACCAGTCAGCACAAGGCTGATTGCTAAGTTAATTAAAAATGTTTGTACAACAGGCTCTGCATTTTGAACATCAGGAATATGGTCATACGCCGCTGGTCTTACCGCTCCACGCCTTCTAACCTCAGCTGTAAACGCTCGATACTCTTCCTCAGTTATCCCAATTGTTGCAATTAGCTGCCTTTCGTACGGAAGCAGTGGTACGTCGTAAACGCTTGCACCAATGACCACTGCACCTTCTGCGTCATTGGACCGATATACAGAATTCCCTTTTGCCATGTGACTGCAAATGCCCAAGATTGCTGCGGTAACAGCAGAATGTCCCCATCATACGCAGGCTTTTCAACTCGCAAACCCCACCGCATCAAATCCCGGCATACATCCCACTTACTTGCCTCATACCAGCTTTCTTTAAATGGTGGCGCGTCAATGCCTATACGCTCCAACGCTTGATAGCACAGATGAATGCAGTCAATGTGCCCATCACTACCGTCAGCACCTAGCCGATACGGCATGCCAATCAAATCACTGCAGTCTGACATTATTTGCAACTGGCAGATTGCCGACTAATTTGCGCGTTAAAGAACGCCTAGGAAAATCTGTACCAACAGAATCAAGCACTGAACTGAGCTGAATCGTCAATGAGGCATTGTTCCACTGACCTCCAACTACTTGTCCTACGTAATTATGAACAGGAGAATGCCCACCAGAAACATTGTCAGAATCAATAATTAAAACAGTTACTTCCATGACATAATTCTGCCTGATGGAGGAAACGGCCCAGCCGCGAGTTAATTTATTGTTTGGAAAAACAATGCTTGCTTCCATTCCGTCACCAGTTTTATTAACAGTTACGCCAGAAAAACCAAAAGGCACAAATATATAATTGTCACCGTCGTAAATCATTTCTTCGTTAATAAAAAAATTTTGAAACTTAAACAAAGTTGTCAAGATTTTGCTGTCTTTAGTAAAAGACTTGATCTTCACAACCTGCCCAAGAGCGTATTTGCTCCCCGATATAGTTTCACTCATAATCCGAGCCTTCTACGTGTACTGCCACTCATCTGCAAACGCTTTAAAGTTTGTTGTTCACCTTGTTTAGCACCTTGTGTAGCGGCCTGTTGCATTCCAGCCTGGAA